CGGGCTTTTCTATAGAATCTCCATACTGTGTCTCGCCATCCTCGTCACAGTACGTGTATTCGTTCTCATCTGGGAGAATTCCAGCCCAACCAGCATGGATGTCGCGGTCTTCTAGAAACTTAAATCCGTCGCCCAAGGAGTCAACAACTCCGTCACGTTGAAGCACAGAAGCCAAAGCTCTGCGAACAATCTCGTTGTCCATGTCTATGTGCCCAATTGTGCAAAATATTAGCTCCGAGTCATTCTCAGAGAAATAGTCACTCCCGCTCCACTGAAACCAGAGGTGCTCACCGTGCCTGATATCTTTCACAGATAGTCTTCTTCTCTGCCAGGCTCTTCGATTAGTTCAAAACCTTTTTTAACACTCTTTTTAAAAAGCTTTTTGTCCTCGGTGTCTAGGGAGTAAATCCCAGAAACAGTTATTTCCCCGCACAGGTGGCAAGTTTCTACAGAGCCAGTGTTGTGTTTTATCGGGACGTCAACGCCCTTGAGGCGCATAAGGATATTTCCAGAGTCGTCAATGCTTTCAGGCTCCCAGTGGGCATGAGTTTTTAGCCAACACTTTTCACAGGTCGGCAGAGGAACTTCTGGGCGGTTTGAACTCATACATATATTCTACCGTCTTACCCAAAGAGGCAATTGGATTTTAGGTATCTTTACGGGGTTCCTAGCGCGAATTTTGGCTCGTTCTCTAGGAGTTAATCCTCCCCACATTCCGTGCTCTTCATACACAATGCCCCACTCAGCGCACTCTAACTTGTGAACGCAAGTGCCGCAAACTTCCCTCGCACTTATGTACGGGTCTTCCCACCTAGCGCCTTTAAACGAGACATCTGGGTCAATAGAGTAGAACAAAGCTGTCCCTACTTCGGCACAGGCAGGTTCTTCGTAATTCCAGGGTTCTCTAGGGTTCGGCACTTTTGTCTTTCTGTCTTTAAGTTTTAGCTATTAATTGTCTGATTGTTCGTGAAGCAATTTTCCTACTTCGTAACCGCACCCTGCGTACCCTGCAATGTCAATCCAGGTATCAGGTTGAAAGCCAGAATTAGCAGCATAGCGAGCTACCTTAAGGCCAACCATAGCCATAGCAACATCTTCGGTTGTAAATTCTCTTTTAAAGAGGACTGACCACACCTTGGCAATGTTCGTAAAGTTATCCTCTGGGCCGCCATACTGCTTATTACGGTCTCCCGAGATAATTTTAGCCGCTTCACGAAGTGCTTCCACTCTTGGTGGCTGCTCCGCTGAGTCTTTGTTAGTCTCTTCCATGTTTTATCCTTGCCGTAACTTCCGCTGTGTAGTTGCTATCGTTTGACATATCTTGATTTTCGCTTACAACCATTTCATAGTTTACGCTGTAGCTAGTTAGATATTCTTCATCTTCGAAATCAGGCTCATCTTCATCTCTAAGAAAGTTAGCTATTAGAGAATCTGCTTTTATTTTAAGCCCGTCATACGAATCTCCCGATACTTCGAATTTAAAGGTAGTGCTAGTCAATTCTAACTACCAACTTTTCAAGCATCTGAGGAGGATAGTGAGCGCCCTCTAGGAGGGGAGCTTTATCATCGGTACTGTTAACAATGATGTCTCCATAGCGAACCCCAACAACTACGCCTCTGCGCCCGTTGTGTATTGTGCCAGTATCACCTGAGAAAGCGTCTGAACGTACACGAACTTGGTCTGTGACTTTGATGTCTCCAGAACGCGCTTGAGCCCACAGTTCATTCTTTTTGTCTTTAGTGAAAACGTGGCCCAAGGCTAATTTAGAAAACATTTCAACAGTTTTCTCTCTGTGCTCATCGGGCAGCTCGATTGAGTCTAAAACCTCAATTAGCTTCATTGTGGCATCTCCAACTGGTTTACGAACTTTAGCTGCTTGCAGTTGGGTTTTAATCCAATTTATGTCTAGTCCCATTTTGGGACTCCTTTCGTTTATAGATTGATAGGTAATTACTTACTAGCCAAACTTATCTCTGATTTCATAGTTTGAATGGCTTCAAAGAGTTTTGTTTGGCCACTAGATGATGTTGCATTGAGGTACACACTCCTCTGAGAATTAGCAAGCTCTGCCCTCTCTAGGACAGACATCTCTTCAACAGTGCTCGCTAGATGGCTCCAGTGAGCGCCTAATTCAGAGCTGAAACGCCAGTCAGTTACTACAGGCTTACCGAGTGCCAACGACTCTGCTAGGAAGGGGGTCCACCAAGGCTCTGAGGAGCGGTAGGTGGAGACTAAAGTGCCAATGGACCCAGACATGCGGTCCGCAATTTCGTCCCTGTTCTCCCACTTACTGTGCCTCACAGGGGTCATTGGGTGGCGAAGAGTCTTCTCTATAGAAGTTGCCCATTTAGTCTTAGGGGCGTCACAAGTCCAGAAAGTCTGCTCAGGGTGTGTGACTACAGATAGAGGAGCCTCTTGCAGGATTTGATAGTCCAAATTTACCCCGAAGAGTTTAGAGGAGTTAATGTTGGGAAGAGCCGACGTTAGAGAGGCTATGTCTGACCAAGGTAGCGCTGAAAAAATTGTTGTAGGCCACTCTTGCGTGTACAAGTACTCAATAAAGCTGTAGACATCCGCTGAGAACTCTGAATCCGTCAACAACTCGTCATAGTTATTGCGACGGCTGTAGAAATCTTTTTTCAAGTCCGAAACATTTAAGTAGCAAGACTTGATTGAGGCCTGTAGTTTATAAGGCTCAGGTGCGTCAATAAAAATTATTAAGTTGCCAAGCTCTCTGGCTTTATTTGCAATGGCAAACGCTGGATAGATTTTGTTTGCAGAGAGGCTTGTTGGAGGAGCAATACCTACCAAGACAGCGTCGTAAGAAGATAGCTCTTCTTTACTCATTCGCGATGAAGGCTCGATAAAGTCCACAGAAGCGCCAGAGTCCGTAAGAGACTTGTACATTAGCGCCGCAAAGGTGGTGAACCTTGCCGCAGTTTTCAAAGAACTCTGCTGAGCAGTGGAGCCTGTAATTAGAACTTTCATTGTGTTACTTCCCTAAAGTTTTCTGGTGAACCCAGAAAGCCGCCCAGAACCCTGAGCGGCAATCCAAGTTAGTCAAGCTATTGCTTAGAACGGTGCAGACGGTGCAGAGACTGCAACAGCTGGAGCTGGAGCTGGCGCTGGAGCTGGAGCTGGAGCTGGTGCAGCAGCAGCAGCAGGGGCTGGCGCTGCTTGTGCAGGAGCAACCGAAGCGCTCGAGGAGACGTAGTAGTTCTTTATCTCATTTCGCTTCTGGCCATTGTAAACACGTGAACCAATCTGTCCACGGAAGCCGCGGCCAACCATTGCCTGCTCAATTTGAGAGGCGCTTGGCTCACGGTCAAAGAAGCCTTCCTTGTCTAGACCAAGTGCAGACATCTTGCGGAAAAAGATTCCTAGAGCTGTCGCGTTCTCAGGCGAGATTACCAAGTTGTCCCATACGAGACGGTTGGCGTTTGCTCCACCCTGAACCTGGCACTTGATTGCGAACATAGTTTTTCCAGACTGGGATGTCTTTGCCTCAGACTCGATTACCTTTAGCTCGTAGTCGCCATCTGGCAGTGCTTCTATGTTTGATGCTCCTGAGTCAGCAGCATCCTTGATTAGTTCTCCCCAATTAAGTGAACTCATGTTTATACCTCTTCCTTATTTTTCTTGTTGTTATTTGTCTTTTCGGCCTGTTTAGGTCCGAAGATTGTGTCAAGCATCATTTCGATGCTTAGGTTTTGCTGCTCAACGATTGTGCCCAATCGACCCTGAACACGCTCACCTGCTTCGTAGTCCTTTGTTCGTTCGACGTAAAGCCTACGAACTTTATAAGGAGCTCCCATTGGGTCTTGACTTGGGAACTCTTCAATAGTCAAGGCACCGAGGATGTCGTAAAAGTACGGTGCCATGATTTTTAGTTGCCCCTGCAGGTACGGACGGTGACGTCCATCCTGCGTAACCTGAGACATAGCCGTTAGCACGACTGCCTCAAGAGGGTTTGTAGCGTGCATTGTCAAGTCGCGAAGGTCACGAAGAAGCCCACCCATGTGGCGAAGTAGTTCGCCCCACTGTTGCATCTTCATTTGCTCGCTACCTGCAATGTTGTCAATGCACTTGACTTGAAGCTCCGAGATGGAGTCAATAATCAAGGACTTGAACTGGTGCTTGCCGCTTTGAAGCCATTGGAATGCCTTCATCACAACATCGTAGTCGCGGACTGTGACAACAACTGTGTCCCAAGTTCCATCAGCTACTGGCGGTTCTTCCCTCATTGGGTCCCAGTACTTGGTGACAATAGGCAAGAATCTGTGCCCACCCTCAACGTCAAGCATGAGACGTGGATAAGGAGCAGTTACGGCGAAGGAGGATTTACCCACCTTTGATTCACCGTAGACCATTACGGTCAAAGACCGTTGTACTTCACTCATACGTCACTCACTTCCTTTTTTGTCTGTTTCTCCATAGTATGCATATGGGTCTGCTACTTCGTACATTGCTTCAATCGCCTGTTCGGCGGCAGAACCGTCGTCCATAAGCGTGCATACAGTGAAGAATTGGCACTTCCACTTGCAATCCCTAGAAGGGCTTGGGTAAGCGTGGAAGGCGTGGCTTTGTCCGTCGTCTAGAGCAGTGCGAACACGCATCATGTCTGCAACAGTTCCGTGGATACGGTCCCAAAAAGACCTGAGGGTAAACACGTTGTGACGTACTTCTATTTGGTCATAGAACGGAGGGCGGGCAGCAGCAGTGCGACGAACCTTCTTTAGAAGTGTAAAGATTCCTCCCTCTGAGCGGTCGTCTCCCTTGTTCTGGTGTTGCTCAAGCAACATGTACGTCATAATCTGTTCATTCATTGGGGCCAAGTTTGCGAAGTCGCTAAGAGAGCCACCTACAGTTTTGAAATCTCTGAACATCCGAACACCGTCTATTTTGCGACGAACACGCATGTCCAGCTTGCCTTGCAGCTCAACTTCTCCGTTGAACATTGGCATCGTAATCTTTTCTTCTGTAGAAATCATTTCAAGCTCGGAGTCAATTCCGTTCTCCTCAACCCACTGGAGGTAGCCCTCAAGCATAATGTGCCCTAGCTCAGCTTCCTTCTCAAGCTCAGTGACATCACGGAAGTCCGTTAAGAGAGTCTCTTTCTCCATCTCAACCAACTTAGTGTGTGCCTGAATAAGAGGAGCCCCCGTTGAGTAGTGCTGGTCTAGTGCCTCGTGGATACGAGAGCCTAATGCTAATGCACCTGTCATCTTCTTTTCAGTTGGCTGTAGACGGCGGTAGTACGTAAACCACCAGCGTCTTTTGCAGTCTTTGAACGTCTGAATTTCGGAGTTGCTTATTCGCATAATCGTCATTTTTTAGCCTTGTCTTCCTTGAGCATCGAGAGCAGTTGGTCTTTATCTTTCACTATCTGCTCGAAGTTGTCTGCTTTTTTCTCTAGTACTTGGATAACTCGCTCTTCAATACTGTCTTCTGTAACGTAGTCAGTAATAATAATTGAGTCGTGTATCTCAGAACCAATCCTGTGTACGCGGTCCATAGCCTGCTTGTGGTCAACCAAAGACCACGGACGTTGAAGCATGATAAGCCTGCGAGCTGCTGTCAAGGTGATTCCAACTCCACCAGCCTGCGCAGTGAAAAGAATCCACTTAATACGCCCGCTCTGGAAGTCGTCTACCGCTTGCTGGCGCTCGTCTTCGTTCTGCAGTCCAGTAATAAGTCCGTGCTTAATCCCAGCCTTTGTCATGGCAGCACTTAGCAAGTAGATAAGCTGACGAGACACCGCGCAGACTGCTACGGAGTCCTCACCAAAGTCTTTAGCCTTTATGTCTGACATCACAGCATCGACTTTACAAGAGGGCTCTGACAAAGTAGCTTTTATCTCTCCTGTTGACTCGTCCACTGTTAGCTCAGCGTAAGCGTTAGCAAACTGGTTGAGCCTAGTGGTCTGGGTCAAGATACTTGGGGCGGTTAGAGCCTGTCCATCGTCCAGTTCAGCAATCATAGTGTCGCGCATCTGAGCGTAAGCCTTTTTCTGCTTAGTAGACATTTCTACATCTCGGCGCTCGTTCATAACTTCTGGAAGCCAAGGAAGAACCTTCTGCTTCAACATGCGACGCATGTGCGGGTTGAGAGTTTTGTAGAACTCTTCTTGCATGTGAGGCTTTACGCCCAAAACCAACATACCTCCAAAGGCGTTGAGCATAGTATCAATCATTCGCTCAATCCACTTGGTCTTGCTTGGCCACTCACGAGCGTCTAGCCAGTGCAGGATAGGCCAAAGGTCAACAACGTCATTAGCAATAGGGGTACCAGTCATTGCAAAGCGTATATCCGCTTCTCCCGTAGCTGACCACAGTGCTCTAGTCTGTTTTGACTTGGGGTCTTTAGAGCGGTGAATTTCGTCGGCAACTACTGCCTTAAACTCGATGTTGTTTAGTTCACGAATGTGGACTTCGCAACGGGTTTCACTAATACTTTCGTCGTGGCCCCCGCACGCTGAGCAACGAGTCAACGCAACGGAGCCATAAGGTGCAAGTCTGCTGTGAGACCGTAGGGACTCCCAGTTAATAATGAAGACATCGATGTTGCTCTCAACAGAAACGTCAAATTGCTTCTTACGCTGGGCAGCTGAGCCCTTGATAACCTGAGTAGTGACTTCAGGCCACCATCTCTGAAATTCGCGTTGCCAGTTCTTCTTCAAAGTGTTGGGGCAGACAATCATGGCGGGAAAAACATCCTCGCCTTGCTCTCTAAGAAGCTTTAAGGCACGAATAGCCTGAGCGGTCTTACCTAAGCCTGGTTCGTCGGCCAAGAGAGCCCTTCTAGCGGTCGCTAGATACGCTACACCAGCTCTTTGGTGCGGGAACAGGTCTTCATCCCCGTCGTGCTCTTCAAGCTCTCTAAGAGCCATAGAGGGCTCTATACGGGTAGTTATTGTGTGCTGGGCCCAAGCCGAAAGGCCTTCGCCAATCTCTAAGTTGTCCTTAAATGTTGAACGTAGGGCTAAACAGCTTGACCAGCTAAGCGGTATGCGCCAAACTTGCTCTTTTGTGTTCCAAGAGGAGCCTGGAATGCTTTTACACAGCTCTTTGTACCGCCAATCAGCGTTTATAAGAATGTGAGTCCCGTTTGGGTCCAATTCTGCCGATACAGCCACTGCTACCTCTTTCGTCGTTATGTACAGATACTAACACAAAATAAGACCCCGTGGGGCAAATCGTGTTAGTTACTTTTCATTATTTAATAATGCCCTAGGAATCCAACTTTGTCTAGCTAAAGCCAGTAGAGCGTGTCGGATTGCGTCAAGCGCGTGACCTTCGCCACCTCTGTGCCATGTCTCAAGCTTTTTTAGTGCAGGGTTGGGGAACATGTTCTTAGCATCAACTGGGGCTTGAACTTTCACTTTTTCTAGGTCATACCCAGCTTCTCGACATAACTGCTTAAGAACTCCGATTTGTTCCAAAGAGTAGGGAGCCTGAGAATTACGCACAGTCTGTTGATTTATGGTAAATCTTTCGTAGACAACTAAAAAGACGTCAAAACCCTCAGCGCCCTGCTTTAAGCCGTCTCTAACTCGTTCGGCATAATCATCTGCGTCAACCTCATCGGACCACTCAAGAACAGGATTGACGTCGTGGTCGCCGTTCCAAGTGATAAAAGCGATTCCACTGGCTTTTCCAGGGTCTACTGACAAAATACCAATCTTCATCAGTACTTCGACCCCCAGTTTTCTAAGGGGCCATCCACGTCTGCTGTTAGTGGCACTGCCCAGCCCTCTGTTGTAGTCATACATTCCTTAACGATTCTTTTAATCTCCTCTGCGTTCTCGCGGGGAGCCTGAAGCACTATTTCATCGTGTACAGGGACAATAAGGTAATCAGTCAAGTCTGCGGCATCCAACTTTACGAGGTTGGATTTGAATATCTCAGCTGCCCCGCCTTGCACAAGGTAATTAACCAGCGTATAAGTGCGGTCATTATCGCAAGGTAGGCGTCTGCCAGTCCAAGTGTGAACGTAGCCCTCTCCTTCGTTGCGGTATCTCTGCTGGCCTACGTCGTTAACCTGCTTTTGGAACATAGCCATACCTGGATAGTTGATATCAAACGAGTCAGAGACAGCTTGCATATTTTCCTTGGGTACGCCAGCAGTTAAAGCTTGCTTAGCCACTCCTGCTCCGTAGAGACGTCCGTAGACGACTCCCTTAATCAAGTTACGCCGTTTATCGGACTTAATCATTGTTGGGTCTTGATAAACCTGCCGACCAATTTCAGTAAAAGGGTCAGAGCCTTCCGCGTCTGCGCGGTTGAACAGCTCAATAAGGTTTGGGTCACCAGACATAGAGGCGAACATACGGAACTCGACTTGGTCAAGGTCCGAGGTAATGATTACGTGATTCTCGTCTTTGGGTATAAATGCACGTCGCACAACGTCGTCGCCTTTAGGTAAAGTCTGTAGCGCGGGCTCCGTTATGGACATTCTC